ATGCAACGCAGTACCAAATACAGTGTGTATAGTGGATGAAAATAATTTATTCCCGTCTTTATACTGTAAAGCCCACTTGTGGGGACAACTTCTATACATAGACAGTTGGGAGAATGAGATGTTTTTCTGATAAGCATAATTAATTGCCTCAGGTTCGTATGCTCTTATATCCTTTACTATTTGTGGTAATTTATTTTTTTTAGCCAAAACTTTATTTTTTCCATTTACCCCTTATAACTAATTGGGCTATAATGCCATAATTAGAAATATCGATAAAACTATCGATCATGGGTTCATCATTAACATAACTGTGTCCATCTCGTTTTAACATATTTTTTAAACGGTTAATCTTGTCATTACAACGTAACCAAATACCCGTCAACGAGAGTTGCACATCTTCTTATTCTGTAAGGTTAGACCCTAAAGCAATATTCCCTAAACCATAATCTAACATTTTCCCAGCGAATAATTCATATTGTTCCTCTTGAATTACGCTAAATTCTTTAGCTAACTCAGGGTATGTTTCTTCAAAATCCTTAACAGTATTACTAACTGTATCTACTGGTGTTTGTGTTCTTTCGTTTAGTGACATTATATAACTTCTTTTATAATTAAATATTTTTCTATTGCTGATAACCTATCATCTGCTTCAACTAACATTAAAAGTGCTTCTTCAGCATTCCTATAGAAGTCAGTGGTGGAGTGATCACCAATACCCGCAGGTCTATTTTCTAACAAATCTAGGGTTAGTATTGCTTTTGCTTTATCAGCTAAGGCTGATGTTTTTAACATATCTGTCAAACTACTCATAACTTTGCTTTTTTTATTAATTTTTCTGTTTCTTCTTCACTTACACCCATACCCCATAAAATTCCTCTAACATTACCTCTTAGAATATCAATATAATGATCTGCTTCCCCAAGGGAACATTCAAAATATTCAGCAACATACCCTGCTACTTCTTGATAATTTTTTTTATTTTCGTTTTTAATGTATTTTAGGTAGACTTTCTTTTTAGGAATCATTTCGAGGTAGATTGAATAAATTTGTTTCTTACTTTGTGGACTTATCTTTTGCACATAATTCACAATATCAATGTAACCTATATACATCGATAAATATCTATGTATCATGTAAGAATTCCACTTATCCCAATCTTTTTCAGAGAAGGAATCGGGATGAGATTTCTTTACAGTTATCTCATCCAACCATCCAAAAATATTTTTTACCTCTGTTTTAGGCATTAAATAGAATACTCTTTATATTCTTCTCTAAGTTCTAAAGGGATAGTACTTGCTAGGATTTTACCCGATGTAGGGTCATAAAATACTGGAATAGGCATTACTGCATCTTCCTCGGCACCTACTACAAATTTGGATACTTTACGAAGTAATATTCCTTGGTTAAATACTTGACCACCATCTGGTGTTTCGATTGCTGTTGTACTTTTCAAATCTACATTGAGATTCATTTTTTCTTGTTCTGACATTTGTTTTTATTTAATTGTTTATTTTAATTCTATTAACTTTGATATCAAAGCAAGCATATTAATTTCTTTATCAATACGAAAATTTGCTTGATATGAGTATTCATTTATATAGATTGCCACCATTCCTTCATTACCTGGCGAGTATAAATTAGAGTTATCATAAAGGAAACGATATAACTCTTCAAAATCTTGAACATTGGAGTTTGCAATAATCTGTCTAACTTCATTCCATTTGGGTTTAGGTTTCGATAATTCTTTAACTACTTGGGTCATATAATTAGATGATACAAGTATTGATTTATCAATTATAAGTTTATTATTTTGTGTGGATAATTGTATTGTATTGAGGCATTTACGTAAATCAGGATAAAATTGGTTTACAATAGTTACTATATCTTCTAATTCAAATTTTGTTTTTTCTTCACCTAAAACCCAAGCAATATGTTTAGCAACATCTTTCTTTGTTGGTGGTATTATTTTAAGTACCTGACAACGGGATTGTAACGGATCAATAATACGCTCTACAAAATTGCACGTCATAATAAAACGGGTGGTTTTGGAAAATGTTTCAATGATATTACGTAGTGATGCTTGTGCTTGAATTGTTAAAAAATCAGCTTCATCTAAAATAATTACCTTTAAGGGTTTAAATGACATTGTACTAGCAAAACCTGATACTTTATCTCTTATAGTTTCAATACCTCTTTCATCTGAAGCATTGATGTAAATATACTCACAATCTAGATTTTTAACAATGATTTTAGCTAATGTTGTTTTTCCAGTTCCTGCTGGACCCTGGAATATAAAATTCTGGATATCATTTTGGGTAAGATACTGTGATATAGTTTTCTTAATATGCTCATTCCCCACATAATTTTCAAGTGTTGATGGACGGTATTTCTCAACTAAAAGACTGTGTTCTTTATTTATCATAACGTGAATATACGAATTATTTTTGGCTTCTCCAAATATTATGTACCCTGTTTAAATTCTCCATACAAAGAAAACATTTTAGGTTCTTCTTTTAATACTTCTTCTTCTGTGGATTGAATAGCGTATAATTTACTATCCATAGGGTCTAACCTATAAGATCCTTTAAAATTAGTTTGGTGGAGGAATGCTTCTAAAGTGTCGGTTAATGTAGAGAATATTTCCTTTTTAGGATCCCCCACAAGCGACCACTTGTCACCAGGGGGGATTCTAACTGCAATTAATTCATTATGTTCTATAATTTTCTTACCCATGATTAATACATTTCATCAGGTGTAGGATCTTTCTTATCAGGGTGAGGAACTAAAACACATTCTGTTAATAGTAAAGTTCCGGCTACTGAGGCTGCATTTTCTAATGCCGTACGTGTTACTTTAGCTGGATCACATATACCTGCTTCTTTCATATCTACAACTTCTTCAGTTTTGATATTATAACCTAACCAAGGGTTGGATTCATCTAAACCATAACCAATCATTTGAGCTTCTACTGGGGATTTACCGGCATTTACTAAAATTTGTTCGAATGGTTTACCACAAGCTTCATATACAATACTAGCACCTATATTATCGGATGTTATTCCTTTACGTGCTGCAAGTAAAGCTGCTCCACCTCCAGGTACAATACCTTCTTCAAGTGCTGCTTTTGTAGCATGCAATGCATCATCAACTCTATCTTTCTTTTCTCTCATTTCAGTTTCATTATGACCACCTACATGAATTATAGAAACACCACCTACCATTTTAGCTAAACGGTTTTGTAATTGTTCAGTTTCAAATGGGGTTTTAGATTCTTCTATTTGATTTTGTAATTCAGATACTCTTAATTCAATAGCTTCTTCAGTACCACTACCATCTACAATCGTAGTTTCTTCTTTAGTGATTGTAACAGCACGAGCTTGACCAAACCAATCCCAGCTGAATTTATCAAGTTTCATACCTTTATCTTTATCAAATACTACACCACCAGTTACGGCTGCAATATCATCTAAAATAAGTTTACGACGATCTCCAAAATCTGGGGCTTTAACTGCTGCTACTTTCAAAGCACCTCTTGCTTTATTAACAATCAACGTTGCTAATGCTTCGTTTTCAATATCTTCGGCAATTATCAATAGTGATTTATTTGTTGCTGATACTTGTTCTAAAATTGGGAGTAATTCTTTAACTTGAGTGAATTTATGATTTGCAATTAGAACATAAACATCGTCTAATTTACAAGACATTGAATTATTATCGGTAACGAAGAAATGGGATTTGTAACCACGATTAAATTGCATACCTTCTACGGTTTCAAGATAAGTTTCTCCTGATTTGCTTTCTTCAATATGAACCACACCATCTCTACCTACTTTATCAATTGCTGTAGCAATTAATTTTCCTACTTCAGGATCATTGTTGGCTGATATTGTGGCTACTTGTTCAAGTTGATCTTCAGATGATATATCTTCGGAATTATCTTTAAGGACACTAATTACTTCTTTAACTGCTTTATCAATACTACGTCTAACTTCGGTGGCATTTGCCCCATTATTAAGATGTGATAAACCTGCTTTGATCATTTCACGTGCTAGTAATGTTGAAGTTGTTGTACCATCACCTGCTTTATCTGTTGTTTTAGTGGCAGCGGCCTTAACTACTTGAACTCCAAGATTTTGAATATGACCATCTACAATGACATTTTTTGCTACGGTAACACCATCTTTTGTTGATTGTGGTGGTGCTGGTGATTGATCAATTAATACATTTCTACCATTAGGTCCTAAGGTACTTACTACAGCATCCGCTAGGATATCAATGCCATCC